ATTTTTAAGCGTATGCCCAGACTTATTACTTTATGCTGCACTTGGTGAGGCAGAACCATACATTATGAACGACTCACGTTTACAAACATGGGCTACATTGTATGACCGTGGTTTAAGTGCTTTAACCGTATCAGATGACCAAGGCGAATACTCAGGCTCACCAATCTCAATCTCAATAGCAACACGATAAAGGAAAAAATCATGTCAGAAATGTCCAATTACTTAGAAGACGCTTTAATTAATGTAACGCTACGCAATACAGCTTACACAACACCAACAACAGTTTATTTAGCTTTATACACAACAGACCCTACTGATGCCGACACAGGTACAGAAGTATCTGGTGGCTCTTATGCTCGTCAAGCCATTACAATGGGCGCACCATCTAACGGTGTAAGCGTATCAAGCGCAGACATATCATTCCCACAATGTACAGTTTCATGGGGTACTGTGGCTTTTGTTGGCATACGTGACGCATTAACTGCCGGCAATCTTTTGTATCATTCACCTTTGACAGTATCTAAAGCAATTGATGTAGGCGATATATTTAAGGTAGCATCAGGCAGTCTTTCAGTTACATTAAGCTAGGGGTAAGTTATGAGTACGATTGTAACCAGAGCAGGTAAGGGGTCGGCTCTCACCCACAACGAGGTTGATGCTAACTTTGTAAACTTAAACACGGATAAGTTAGAGGCTTCAACAACTTCTACGCTTACAAATAAAACTATAAATCTAACAAGCAATACCTTAACTGGTACAACTGCTCAATTTAACACAGCTTTATCCGATGGTGACTTTGCTACATTAGCTGGAACAGAAACGCTAACCAATAAAACTATTACATCCCCTACAATTACAGGCGCAGCACTCAACGGCTCATTAGGTGCAACCACACCAAGTACAGTGGTAGCTACTACCGTAACTATTAATGGTTCTGGCGCAAATATTCCATTAGAAATACAAAGCTCTACTGGCGCAAATGCAATTCGTATTAAAGGTAGGGTTTCAGATGGTATAGGAACGGTTAGATTTTATGAGTCAACGTCTACAACATCATACGGAATTATTCAAGCAACATCTACCTATTTTACATTAGGTACAGAAATAGCAACACCAATTACGTTTCAAACTAATGCCACAGAACGTATGCGCCTAGACTCATCAGGCAACCTAGGTTTGGGAGTTTCAACAATTACTGGCGGCTACAAGGCGCAAATTAACGGCAATTTATTATTGAGTTCTACATCACCGCTTGTTGTTGGAAATTCAACACTTACATTGCTTGGTGATAACACATCAGCAACAGGTTTAGTAATTAACACCGCAGGCAACCTAGGTCTAGGTGTAACTACTAGTGCTTGGATTGCTGGATATAAAGCGCAACAAATTGGTGGTTCATTATCAATAGCTTCAAGTACAGGCACAGGTTATGAATTTATTGTATCTAATGGTTATATTGGTACTGGAGATGTATTTAAATACATAAATACTGGTTATGCTGCAGCTTATAGATTAAATAATGGAACTGGCATACACGCTTGGTATAATGCACCTAGCGGAACTGCTGGCAATAACATTACCTTTACCCAAGCAATGACACTGGATGCTAGTGGGAATTTGTTGGTGGGGAGTGGCGCATCTTCAAATACAACATTAAATGTATGGCTATCAAGTACAACTGCTTATAGTGCAACTAATATTGCCGGATATAGGGGTATTCATGTTAGTAACGATGGTTCTGCCGGCTTTTCAAATTTAGTACTAAATGCTGTAGATGCTACTGGAGCAGCAAATTGCACCACTGCAATAAATGCGATTTCAGAAACATCAGGGTCAAGGAACTCAGCATTAACATTTATGACCCGTGAGCATACAACCGGTAATATTGTAGAGCGCGCTCGTATTGATTCTAGTGGCACTATGTTGGTGGGAACTACTGGAAATGCAACGGTTGGTGGTATAGCCATAATACCAAATGCAAATAATTCGCTAGTACGAATTGGACATAGTTCAGCAAGTGGCAACACCGCATACTATATGAACTATTTTTGGAATGGAAACCAAATTGGCAGTATTCAACAGTCAGGTACAACAGGTGTTACTTATGTTACTTCTTCTGATTACCGCCTAAAAGAAAATGTAACTCCAATAGTTGGTGCGTTAGCTAGAGTAGCTTTACTTAAACCAGTAACTTACTCATGGATAGGTACAGATGGTGAAGTTGGTGAAGGCTTTATTGCACATGAACTTCAAGAGGTGTGTCCTTTAGCGGCAATGGGTGAAAAGGATGCTGTAAATGAAGATGGAACAATCAAGCCACAAGGCATTGACCCTAGCAAATTAGTAGCTACATTAACTGCTGCCATCCAAGAACAACAAGCAATGATTGACGAATTAAAGGCTAAAGTGGCTGCCTTAGAAGCTGCTTAATTTAATAAAGGAAACAAAATGGCTGAAACCAAAAAAACCACCATTACTGTTGACGATGTAGATTATGTTTATGAAGACATGACTCAACAACAACAAGCAATGGTCAACCACATATCTGACTTAGACCGTAAGATAGGAACAAGTCAGTTTAATTTAGACCAATTGAATGTCGGCAAGTCTGCATTTGTAAACTTGCTTAAAGAGTCTTTAACTGCACCTAAAGAGGAATAATATGGAAGCCCTGATAGCGAAAGTAAACGCATTCCTAGCTAAACTATACGTACCATGCAAAGTACCTGCTGATAAGCAAATGCACTTTATATGTGGTCTAGTCATAGCAGCATTGCTTACACCGTTTATTGGGGCTTACTCCATTGTAGTAGTGGCTATTGTTGCGCTACTTAAAGAGATTTATGACTACCTGCATAAAGACATCCACACTCCAGACTTCTGGGATTGGGTTGCTACTGTGCTAGGTGGCTTAGTAGGATTTGTTATCGTAGCTTTATTGGGCTAATAGATGTCAACAAGTTATGTAGATTACGATTATTGGGTATACGGCTATGCAGTCGGTGATACTCGTTTCATAGATGCCTCTGCCGACATAAGCGCATTAGCAACTGTAACCGCCAACGGTGTAGCAATCTACTCCGGTCAAGGCATAATTACTGCAATCGCTGACGTTAATGCCGTAGCATACAAAATAACATTTACATCTGCAATTATAGATGCGACAGCAAGCGTAAGTGCATCACCAACAAGAGTTAGAGATGGATCAGCAGACTTTAATGGCTTTGCTGACGTAACTGCTCAAGCGATAAGAGTTAGAACGGCTGAAGGCTTTATAACGTGTACTGCAACAGTAACCGCATTGGGTGGTGTTGAGTACCTAGGCGCAGCAGATATTGTAGCTACCGGCACGTTGACCGCTACTGGCTATAGAGAAAGAACTGGCGAGGCTGATATTGTTGGTGACGCAACCGTTACTGCTTACGGTAGTAGGGTTCAATCATCTGCCGGATATATTACCTGTAATGCCGAGGTAGTAGCAAATGCTTCAGCGATATATAATGCTAGTGGAGCTATTGTAGGCTATGCAAATCTTTCTGCTAACGGACATATACTTGGTTCTGGCTGGGTCAATACACCTGTATCACCTAACACATGGACTCGTAAAGATAACTTGCTTTATGTAGAGCTAGATTACGTTGTAGCAGGGTATGTAGACGCACAAGCAAATTATTGGGTTCAACCGACAGCATCATCAAACACATGGTTAATACAAGGATAGAAAATGGCAAAGAATAAGGTAAGTGAGTGGAGTGCAACGGCAGCAAACAATACCGATGTGGGTGGCATAGACATTGCGGAAGGTTGTGCGCCATCTGGAATTAATAATGCCATCCGTGAAATAATGGCTCAGATTAAGGATCAACAGGCTGGTACAGATGGTGACAACTTAACCGTTGGTGGTAACTTAACCGTTACCGGTACAACTACATTGACAGGTGTACCAACTGCACCTACTGCTGCAACTAACGTCAATAATACTCAAATCGCTACAACAGCATTTATTAAAAATATACTTAATGAAATTATTTACCCAGTTGGTTCTATCTATACAAGCGCAACAATATCAACTAACCCAAATACATTATTAGGATTTGGTACTTGGGCAGCATTTGGTGAAGGTCGTGTATTGGTTGGAAATGGTGGTGGCTTTAGTGCTGGTGCTACCGGTGGTAGTGCAGATGCAGTTGTTGTAAGTCATAGTCATACTGCTTCAGTTTCAGATCCAAGTCATACGCATAGCGGTACATTAGGTATCGCATACGGAGGCAGTCATGGTGGTTCTGCTGGTTTTGAAGAAGGTCGTGGCAACCCTGATTGGACTGCTGGTGCAGTAGGGGATTCTACAACAGGAATATCTGTATCTAATAGCACAACTGGTGTGTCAGGTACTAACGCAAACTTACAACCGTATGTTGTCGTTTATATGTGGAATCGGACTGCTTAATGGCTACTCAACGCATAGCATTTACAGAGTGGACACCAGATTTAGCCGGTGTTGCTGAAAACTTGGCTGTTGCAAAGAATGTAGTGCCTAGTGCATTAGGATATAATCCATTCCCAACTGCTGTAGATTATTCTGCTGCTGCCAGCGAAGACCTTAATAACGTATTTGCTGGTAAATTTAGTTCTACTACAACAGTATTTTCCGGTGGTACTACCAAGCTATTTAAGTTTGATGGCGCTGATTTGAGCATGGACAACGTGTCTAAAACTGGCAACTATTCTAGTGTAGTTAAATGGAACTTTACCCAATTTGGGAATACCATTATTGCAGCTAATAACGTCAACAAACTACAAGGCTATACGCTGGGTTCTAGTACAACATTTGACGATTTAAACGCAAGCGCACCTGTGGCAGAGTATGTAACAGTCGTGCGTGACTTTGTGGTCGCTGCTAGTTTAGATGGTGGTAGCAATGCTAACAAAGTTCAATGGTCTAACATCAATGACGAAACAAACTGGACTACTGGCGCAGCATCACAATCTGACTACCAAATAATTAGCGATGGTGGCAACATTCATGGCATGACCGGAGGTGAGATTGGTCTAATATTTTTAGATCGTGCTATTGTTCGTATGTCTTACATTGGTTCACCATTGTTTTTCCAGTTTGACACGATTAGTCGTGGTGTAGGTTGCGTAGAAGGTAACACCGTTGTTCAATACGGCAGCATGACCTATTTCTTAGGCGCTGATGGCTTCTATTCATGCGATGGGACAACCGTTACAGCTATTGGTACGCAAAAGGTAGATGCATGGTTCTATGCTAATGCCAACCCATCAAAACTAAACTTAATGTCATCAACAATTGACCCATTCCGTAAAATTGTAGTGTGGAAGTTTATTGATAACTTTGCACAAAATACTTTGCTAATTTATAACTGGCAAGTACAGAAGTGGTCTTACTGCACAACTGACGTTGATGTAGTAGCAAGCTCTGCCTCTGCTGGTATGACGTTAGAAGGTTTAGACCTATACGGCAACATGGACACATTGACTACATCACTAGATGATGCATTATGGTCTGGCGGTAAGTTTTTATTTGCTGGCGCTAGAGATAACAAGATAGTAACTTTTACTGGCGCTAACTCTACTGCACAAATTGAAACTGGTGACATAGGAAGTGAAGCCACATCTGTAGTTACATTAGCACGACCAGTAGTAGATAATGGCTCTGGTAGCGTTGCTATAGCATCTAGGATGCTTTTAAGTGAAGTTGCACAGTTAGGTTCATACATTCCAGCAAGTAACGAAAATCGTGTAGCATTGCGTAGTAGTGGTAAGTACCATCGCCTATCATTAATTCCTACTGGTGACAGGTGGTCTAATGCAATTGGTATTGATATTGATATAATTCCACAAGGTACTAGATAATGTATCGTAAGCTCAACCCAGCAGGCTCTACACCTCGTGAAATATCCGAGGTAGTGAATAACCTTGTAGAGGGAAAGAGTAACAATACTGGTACAATAACTTTAGCAGTTGCTGGAGCTACAACTACAACTCTTACTGACGAACGTATTGGTTATGATTCAATTATATTATTTATGCCTACAACTGCCAATGCAGCATCAGCCTTTGGTGGTTTGTACGTGAGCGCAAAGACTAAAGGTAGCGCAACATTGACACACGCAGCAAACGTATTATCTGATAAAACTTACGGTTACATTGTGGTGGGCTAATGGACTTTGCATATGTACAACCTAACGAATTAAGACATTGCTGGTGGTGGGTTCGTCAAGGTCTTGAGAAGGTTCGTGCTAAAGGTCATTCAGAATGGCTTGCAGAGGACATATACTGTGACTGCTACGAGCAACGCTCTATGTTATGGATATTGCCAGAAAAGAAAGGTTTTATAGTATTACAGCCTAACGGTGTAGAGATGCACATTTGGGCAGCATGGTTAGATTCAAGCAACCCTGATGATTTATCCTTTGGACTTGAGTTTGCCAAGAGCATTGCTAAACAAGGCAACTGCAAAAAAGTGACGTTTTCTTCTATGAGAAGTGGATGGGAAACGAGAGCAAAACAACTAGGATTCAGACCAAGAAATTGGGAATTAAGCATTTAGGAGCATTACATGAAATACAATCACTTAGATATGTTGCCAGAGTTAGCATTCAAACCAGTAGGCAAACGCATGACTTTAGAAGGCGGTGGCGGTAGTCAAACACAGACATCTAAAACCACCATTGATCCAACATTAAAGCCATATGTTGAGTTTGGTCTACAAGAAGCAAAAAATCTTTATGGCGGTGCTAGTCCTCGTTATTACCAAGGTCAAACTTATGTAGATCCTTCAGCCAATACTCAAGCAGCTTTAACGGCAGCAGGCAATCGTGCTATGGCAGGTAATCCGTTACTACCGGCAGCGCAGCAACAACAACAAGATGTTATTAGCGGTCAATACCTACAAAATAACCCATACTTTAACCAAGCCCTAGCCGGTGCATCACAAGGTGCAACACAAACCTACATGGATGCAATTAAAGCTGCCCAAGGTGGCGCATCAATGGCTGGTCGTTATGGTTCTGGTGTAAGTGCTGACATTCAAAATCGTGCTGCTAATACTTTATCAAACACATTGGCTAACAAGTATGGTGATTTAGCTTATCAAAACTATGCTGCTGAACGTGGTAGACAAGAAGCTGCTGCAATGGGCGCACCGGCATTGGCTAACGCTGACTACACAGACATCAATCAATTATTGAAAACTGGTCAAGCTCAAGAAGACTATGCCAACACAGCATTACAGGCAGACATCAATCGCTTTAACTACAACGAAAACTTGCCTACTGCTAAACTTAATCAATACGCTCAATATTTATCTGGTACACCTCAAGGTTCTAGCACTACAAGTAGCGGTAGTAGTGGTAAAATAGTGTGTACCGCAATGAATGAGGCTTATGGCTTTGGTTCATTCCGACAAGCTATCTGGCTACAACATTCTGCTACCATGCCAAATGCCAAGACGATTGAGAAGGGCTATCACACATTATTCTTACCTGTCGTAGCCTATGCCTTCAACGGTACACCAAATGCGCTCAGAAACGCTGTAAAACGTGTTGCAGAGCATATTGCTCGTCACCGTACTGCTGACTTGTGGAAAGAAATGCGTGGTAAGAAGCGTGATCCACTAGGTCGTATCTATCGTGCAATTATAGAGCCTATCTGTTACGTTGTTGGCAAGGTAAAGGGAGCTTAGTATGGGTCAATTAGCCGTTCCGATGATGATAGGCGCTGCCGTAGGTGGCGGTACAAAATTACTGCAAGGCAAAGGTCTTGGTGGGATCTTAAAGGGCGCTGCTTTAGGTGGTGCAATGGGCGGTGTTGGTGGCAGCCTTACTGGCTTAATGAGTCAAGGTGCTACTGGTGCAGTAGGCGCTGCTGGTAACGCTGGATTGGGTCAGGGAATTTCATTAGCACCATCCTTGGCTGATGATGTAGCATTGTCTTTATCTCCTACAACGGCAATAGGTAATACTGGGGTAGGCATTAATTTAGCCAATGCAGCACCATCATCATTACTTGATTATGGCTTTAATCCTGCTGTTCAAAATTTGTCACAAACTCCATTGTCACTTGCTGGTGGTGGTATTAGTTTACCGGCAAGCGTAGCAGATCAATTGGCTCTTAATAATGTTGGTAGCATGGGTAGAAATCTTTCTTCATTAGCTGACAAATACGGCACTATTGATAACCTTAAAGGTGCAGCACAAGTGGCTAGTATGTATCAACCAACACCACTACAGTCAGCTCCAAGCGGTAGAATAGAAGTTGGTCAAGCACCTAGTCCAGAAGGGTATGCACAATTTCAACAAGCATACACACAGCTACCAAAACGTAGAGAAGTAAATTTTAGCTTGTTAGGATAATATATGGCAAACGGATTATTAGATTATTTAAGTGGCTTTGGTTCAGCAGCTCCAGAGTACATGGGCAGCCTTCTTGGTGAAGACGCTGTAGACAAGTTAAGAGGTCGTGCAGCTACTACCGGTATCGCCAATGCTGTTTTAGGCTACCTAGCAGCGCCTAAGAATCAAAACTTAGGGCTTGGTCGTATCATCGGTCAATCATTACAGGCTGGCATGACAGGCGCACAAGGTGTCTACGATACTGCAATACAAGATTATCAAACTAAAGCTAAAATTGATGAGATGAATCGTCAGAAAGCAATTGCTGACAGAGATCTAGCTCGTCAAACACAAATTGAGGGATTGACTCCACAACTATTTAAAACAAATCCTGCTCAATACAAAGAAACTCCAACAGGAATGTATGTACCGCAAGCTCCAGTAGCCGGTGCAGAAGCACCTAACTTTAATCAGCAGTACGTTGAAGGCGCACCAATGCGTGAGTTAATCTCACCAGAAACACGCACCGTAGATACAGAAGTATTGCAAAAAATTGCTGCACTATCTAAAAATCCAATGGAAACTTTAACAGCACAAGCTGATTTAATACCTAAATTGCGTAAGGCTGGGTTAATTCAAACTACTGGACAACAAGATAATCCATTTGAGATGTTTGTTACTGGCGCACAAAGTCCTACAGTTCGTAACCTTGCTAATCAATACAGCAAATCATACATGAATAATCTAATTGATCAAGAAACTGCCGACAAGCGTATTCTTGAGCTAGGTAAAATGGATGAGTTGTATGCTGGTAAAGAATCAACAGCAGCAGCTACAAAAGCACAACAAGAAATTGCAAATCAATTGAATCAACGTCAATTTGAGTTACAACAACAACTTGCTAACAATACTATTAGTCAACAAGAATATAATAGACAAATGCGAGAAGATGCTGCTGCTGCTAAATTCCAAAAAGTATTGCCACCTATGGCAATGAAATTGGAAAGTGATGATTTAGAAAAAGCATACTCTGCCACATCATTATCTCAAGACATAAACTCACAAATTAATTCTATTATTAATAATGGTGTAAACTTTAATTTTGCTAATAATGCAAGGTTAGCAATAAATGCTGCAACTGGTGCTACTGATCCAGAAACCTTGGCATACCAAGATTACAAAAACTTTATAACTAAAGTTACCAATGAATCATTGAGATTAAATACAGGTACTCAAACAGATAGGGATGCAGACCGTGCAATTAAAGAGCTTGGAGAAGCGACAAGTCAAAAAGCTGTTGTCATTGCTTTAGAGAAGTTGCGTAATGCAAATGCTAAAAAAGTAGCCGTTTCTAATTCATTAATTGGTTCAAGACGTAGGTCTAGTGGGTTGACTGAAGACAAAGGTTACTCATCACCAGAATTTATACCAGTTCCAAAATATGATCCAATATTCTTTGATGATAAAAGTCTTGAATATAAAAACTTACCAGTAGGTAGCACTTATATAAATGCCAAAACTGGCAAAACTATGATTAAGAGAAGGTAGGGAATTATTATGGGATGGGAAACTGATGAAGAAATTGCTAAACAAGAAAACCTACAATACTTAGGCAAACGATCTTTTGGTGCATCACCGGTAACTGTAACAGCACCACGCATGACAGAAGAAGAGATTAAAGCAGAAGAAGCTGCTCTTGCTCCAGCTAATTATAATGCCGGTGCAGAAGGTGCTAGGGCTTTGCTTGGGCAAGGTCTTGGCATGGGCTTTGGCGAAGAGATAGAGGCAGGTGTTCGTGCGCCATTTAGTGATGAGTCATATAAAGAAATACGTGATCGCCTAAGAGCGCAACAATCTCAATTTGGATCAGATTATCCAGTTACTCGTACAGGTTTAGAAATTGCTGGTGGTTTAGCTATGCCAGCAGGTTTAGTAGGCTTGGGTGCTAAAGGTGCAATGTCTGCCGGTAAATCTATTCTTGGTACAGTTGGTCGTGGATCATTAACTGGTGCTGGTGCAGGTGCTGTATCTGGTGCAGGTACTGCTAAAGAACTAGAAGACGTACCATCTAATATGCTTAGTTCTGGAATACTTGGCGGTGCTGTAGGTGGTGCAGCTCCAACTGCAATTAATCTAACCGGCAAACTTGTACGCAATGTTGTTGATGGTCTTGGTTACTCAAATGCTACAAAAGTAGCTAGCAGAAAACTAGCAGACATACTTGATAAAGAAAACTTAACACCAGACGATGCACAAGCAATACTTGATGAATACCGCAGGCTAGGTTTGCCTTCTCCAGTATTAGCTGATTTGGGTGATAATTTACGCAATTTAGGCTTTGCTGCTTATGCCGTGCCAAACAAAGGTAAGACTGCTACAAGCAAATTCCTAGATGAACGTCAAACACAATTAGCAGACAGACTTGTAAAAGGTCTTGAGCAAAAATCTGGCATTCAATCTGGTGGTAAATTTGGCTTTGATTACATAGATGACTTAGGTAAGTCACAACAAAAGGCAGCACAAACTGCTTACCCTAAAGCATACAGCATAGACATTAATGCCGTGCCATTTAGAAAGTATATAGGCAGAGATGTATTTAAAGATGCCTACGAAAATGCTGTTAGATTAAATAACTTAGAGGCAGGTAATGTAGGGTACATGAAATTGCCAGAACTAGAGCAATTGCGTAATGCTCAGTTTATCAATACAAAAGTATTACACGAAATTAAAAAAGGTTTAGATGCAGTAATTGAAAAAGAAACCGATACCATAACTGGTAAAATGACTGGCTACGGCAGCAATGTTGCAAAAGTCAAAACTGAGTTTAATAACCTTATTAAATACTACAATAAAGACTACGCTGCTGCTAAC